GCCCTGGGCGATGCTGGCGGCCCGTGCTTCCTTGACCTGCCACATCTTCCGGGCGTCGAGGCGGACGCGCGCGCCGCCACCCTTGCTGAGGCTGACATTGGCGATCTGGCGGCCGTTCCACCACAACACCCAGCTCTCCCCCATCTGGACCCAGCCAGCGGGGATCGGGGCGGCGCTGAAGCCTTGATAGCCGTGCGAGGGAAGCATGGGCGGAAGGATACGGCTGGCCGTCGCAGATCCTGCGAAGCGGCCGGGACATGTATGAATCGGTCACATTTGGGCGCGTGTCACATCCCTCGCCTCGGTGGGGCTTTTCCTACACCGAACTGGCCGATTCTCCGATTGCACCTCTGACAAAGGATTGCGACCGTGCGCGGGCAGTGCAGCACTACCCTACTCATGGAGAGACGGAAGTGAACTCAATGCAAAACGATTGCAGGACTGCCCGATCAACCCCTCGCCGTGTGATTCTGAGCATGTCACTTGCTCTGTTGTCGATCGGCTTTGCCCAAAGCGCTTCCGCCGGCCAATGGGTGCCAACGGGTCGCGTGCTATGGGTAGATTCGGAAACAATCCAGCCTTATCCGGTGGCCTATACCAATTTCTGCCAAGGTGGCGTGGATGGGCCCAGCGGCGTCTACTTGTACGGCGATTGGGGTCCTGAAGGGCTGGGCTCCTGCCCGACCGACGCATACACCGGTTTTCAAGAAATGAAGGGCTCCGGCGGCACCTGCAGGCCAGACCCCCAGGGCGTTGGTGGCGGCTACTCCTGCGAGGAGAACCACCACACCTTCAGCGGTCAAACCTACCAAGGCCCAATGCCGGCGACTTGTAGCTCGCCCGGAGTCTATGGCGTAAGCCACCTATACCGTAGAGAACTCGTCTACTTCGGCTCCGGCCATATGCCGGATGACTTCTACGACAGATACTACGATAGCTCCCAAGAGTACGTCTGCCAGTAGTCCGCGCTGACCGTCACAACGTCCCCGCGCGAGCGGGGACGCTACTACATCGGCCCAAGGTCCCTCACGACAGCTTGTCCCTTCTCCAAGAAACCAGCCAACAGCCGGCCTCCAGCTACCTGCCGCCCTACGCGTTCATTGAGCCATGCGGCTTGAATCTTGCCAGCGGCAAGTACGTCGGCTGGAGCGAAGCTATCCGGCCTGCCGGCCAGCGGCTCCCCAGGAGAAGCCAATCCCCCATCGAGGGGCTGCACTATCGTTGGCCTGGAGCTGTCGCTCTTCGCATAGGCCGTGGCCACCATCCGGCCTCTCTTCGGCGACCAGCCACCGAGCACCAGCTCGGTTCCGAGCTTTTCGATCGGCAAGCGAGCTTCGGCTGCCGCCCTCACGTAATTCGGCCAAAGCTGATCCACTACCAAGCCCAGCTCGGCGGACAACTGCTCCATGGTGAAATCTGCCCTGAAGCTCGCCTGCAGTGCCAACTCATAGATGCGAAGAAAGAACTGGGTGGACCCGCGCGCAGCCATCACCAGATTGTGCTGCGGGATCAGCAGCAGCTTTGCGCCAGAGGAATGGGCCCCGATCTGGGCGTCCTCCGCCAGGGTGTCAACAGCAACGAGGAGCTGGTCAGCACGAAGCAGAACGTTGAGGATGCTCATGGTGAGTGCGTCTAGAGGTCGGCAGACTATCGCCCTCCCTATCCCCTTCTGTCGAGACCGCCATGACCACCGAGCTCACGGAAATCCTTGATCGCCTCCAAGCCTGTGAGGCCAGCATCGAGATGCACCGCGGCTACCTCAAGGCGATGGAATACGCGGTTCGAGTGTGCGTGCTCACACACCCGGCGCCCGAGAACCTCTCCAACGCCTGGCTTCAGCTTCTGCCTAACATCGCGGCCAAACACCGGGTCGACAGCAGCGATCTCTTCGCCGCCGCTTTCCAGCAGGCCCTCACAGTGCTAACCGAGCAAATCGGCGACCCAAGCGACAAGCGCTAGGCTACGATTGCATACGGCTCGACGAGCGCGATCAACAGATCCATGGCGGTCGGGATAGCATCCCCGGCATCGCCGTGATGATTGAACCGAGTCCAGTCAGCGTGGGCCACGCGTTTGAGCTCCTCGGGCTCAACTGGCAACCACTTCATGGGCCAGAACGGAAGGCGGCGTTGCCCTACCCTGCCCCGCTGGAGTTCCACAATGCCGTTATGGCTGCTGGCGCCCAGGACGCGGGAATAAGCCACTGACAACCCGTCCTCCGGCCCCTCCATGTACTGGAAGAAGCGTTCACCATCGAAGAGGAGCACCCCTGTAACGCCAGCCTTACGGTTGAACCGAGCCGCGTCGTCCACGATCTGATCCAGCTTTCCGTTGGACAGGCCCAGCTTGTCGCCAGCGATTTCCTCGCCGGCACTGCTCGCGTATACAACCGCCCTGATGGGCATTAGTGCACCTCCTTGATGAGGAACGACCCTATCAGTTGCCAGGGAACGTCTACGTGAGGCAGCAGTAATCCGCGCAACAGTTCAGCAAGCCGTGAGCCTGAATGCGGGAGGCCATCACAAGATCGAGGCAGCGATCAGCGCAGCATCCCAAAAAAGTTCTCGGTACACCGCAATGCCCGATACAGGCCTTTTCTACGTTCTAAATCTTGATGCAGTACGCGACCACGATGGCAACCTCGACCGCGTGACCGCGATCAGTGTCCGTTGTAACCACTGCAAGCACATCACCCATGCCAAGGTGCCAGAGCTGGAGACCATGCCAGGCGGCACCCTGCTCGCGTGCGCAGGATGCGGCGAGCGTCAGGCTGTCAGCAACGCCCGCCTAGTTGAATGCGACCATGTGCTGGGGCGCACCTCCCCCTTGGCGATGCCGGCCTGACCCGCCCCATGTGCGGCCGATTCGTCCAGCTCCCCGTGATCGACTTCGGCCAGCCGGGGCTGGCTGACCTTGCCCCGGGCCTGGCCGAGATCCAGGCCAGCTACAACCTGGCGCCGACGCAGCGCGCGTCGGTGATCCTCGACCGCGGCGAAGGCCGGCAGGTGACCCGGCTGGCATGGGGCCTGCTGCCGTTCTGGGCCAAGGCCAAGGGCCTGCAGGGATCGACCATCAACGCCCGCATCGAGACGGTGGCCACCAAGCCGGCATTCCGGTCGGCGTTCAAGAAGCGCCGGTGCGTGATCCCCATGGCCGGCTACTACGAGTGGTCGGTCAGCCCGATCGATGAGAAGAAGGACCCGTGGTTCATCCACGCGGCCCAGCCGCTGCTGGCCGCCGGGCTCTGGGAAGACACCAGCCCGCTGCTGCCCGACGGCAACCTGGGCACCTTCACCATCATCACCGGCGACAGCAGCGGCGTATCGGCCGACATCCACGACCGCATGCCTGTCTGGCTGCAGGCCGGCCAGATCGATGATTGGATGGCCGCCAGCCCCGACGACGCCATGGCAATGCTGCTGGCCAGCGAGCCGCCGGCCATGGAGGCCTACCGCGTCAGCCGCGCGGTGAACACGCCGCGGAACAACCGCGAAGATCTGCTGCAGGCAGTCGCGTAAGCGCCTCCTAGGCCGGGCCCCGCGCACGCTAGTCTGATCTCAATGCCCCCCCACCCGGCCGTGCCTCAATCCCCACCGCCCGCCGGTGGCGCGACGATCTCCGGCGCCGGCGGGTTCTCCGCTTCCCACACGCGATCCGTCGCGGCCTTAATCAGCGCCATCAGCTTCCAGCCAGGCTCGGTGATCTGCTCGCCCGTCTGCGGGTGGGCGAAGGTGTATTCGCCCGCCAGCAGGTCACGGATCGGAGCGCGCACCGTACGGTCATAGCTCCTGGTGTTGACCTGGCCCGTGGCCGGGTTCCAGTCCACGCGATCGAAGAAGAACAGCACCGGGCCGTCATTGGCCCGGAAGTCCCATTGCACATCGATCCGGGTCGCCAACATCTCGACCCGGTTGTTGTTGCTCTCGGAAAGAATCGGCGACATCTCATTGCTCCACGGAAATGATGCCCAGCGTCTGATTGATCACCACGCCGACCGGACCGCCGCTCGGCGTGCCACTGGCCACGTTGCGGGTGGTGATGATGGCCCGGTAGGTGAACTGCTCGGTGCCCGGGGTGTTGTCGGTGAAGGAATGCGAACCCGCCATGCGCGAGGTCAGCTGCGAGGGGCCGCCTTGCTCGTTCAGCACCTCATAGCTGCCCGTGACATTGAAGTTCGTAATGAACTGCTCGGCCCCGCCGCCCACCTTCCGGTAGATCGCGATGGTTGCGTTCACCGGACCGGAAACCCCAGTCCACCGGCCTGTGTTCGCTGTGTCGGTCTTGGTCATGTCGTAGCTGACCACGACGCTCTTGGCGCGCCCCAGGGTCGAGAACGGCCCGTTGACGATCTCGGCGTTGCCGTTGGTCGAGGTGGTCTGCACGGCGTTCTTGAGCACGCCGGCCGACAGGCTGCCGCCGAAGTAGCCACTGCCCTGGTTGTCGATCCAGAACAGGGCATTCGCCTTGCTGGCATTGGCCGGGTTGGAGCCCACACCGAACCACATCATCAGGTCGTTGGACACGCCGAACGGCTTGCCGTGCACCATCATGTAGGGCCCGGATCGCGTGATCCAGCGTCCCTGCTCGAACGTGGTGCTCCCGGTGTTGTTGGGATCCGTGATGCTGAAGACATCGGCAACGAAATCGACTCGCCCAACCAGCCCGTTGTTGACCGAAGTCATACCGATCACACGGCCATTCACGTCCAGTGCCCAGGTGTACTTGGCGAACATGGTCGTCTGGCCGTTCTCCAGCGCGGTCGCACGCACTTCCATGGACTGCATTGCGGTGGCCGTGTCGGAGGTGGTTACCTCGTCGCTCCACGGTGTTGCTGAGGGGCCACGCTCCAGTTTCAGGCGACGGAACGACATTACCTCGCCCGTGCCTTCGCAGATCACACCAGCCAGCAGCCGAGTAGCGTCCGGCGGCACATCGATTGGAACATTAAGCGCCTGCCAGACCCCCAGCTTGGAGCGATCGGACAGCACGGTCACCGAACCAATCAAGCCGCCGGCGTTGTATGCGCTGAGCACCAACCGTGCATTGCCGACCGAGCCGTTGCGGAACACCTCTCCGGACAGGTAGTGAACACCCGCTGTTGGGCTCTGCACGTACTGATAGCAGCTGTCACTGCCAGTGGCCGGTTGGATCGCCAGGAATGGGCCGTGTGACGCATAGTTCAACGGCGCGCCGTTGGTCGGCGTGCCGCCCCAACCCGTAAGCCCATTGCGCCAACTAGGGTTCTTCAGCATGTTCGGGTTGGGGTTCATCCCCACCGACAGATGGGTGATGGCCGAACTGTTGGCCGTCACCGAGTCCCCGAGGTCGTTGACCTGGCTGACCAGCTGCTGCAACCCGGCCGTCGACGCCTTGCCTTCCAACTCCGCATTGGTGGTGTCGATTCGCTGGCCCAGCGCGTTGTCGCGATTCACACTCGCCTGCTGGACGGCGTTCACACTCGCCGTGCTCGCCTTGTCACCCAAGGCCGCATTGGTGGTGTCGAGGCGCTGGCCCAGGGCCGAGTCAGCATCGGCACGTGCCTGCTGCTCGCTGGCCACCTGTGCGGATGTAGCCAGCGTGCCAGCGCCCGCCGGCATCCGCGCAACCACCGCATCCACGCGGCGGGCCTCAGCCTCAATGTCGCTGGCATTCTTCGTGGACATGCTGATGGCCGCCGCCAATGCATCGCCCACCGACGTGTAGTCGCCGATAGCCTCCCAGACAGCCGGGTTGGTGCCTGGCTCCACGTCGACGTTCTCGGCCAGCGCCCGGTACAGCGTCCCAGCGCGGCGCACGAAGTCACCGGCCGGGTAGGTCGCGCCGGCCGCCCATTCGTCGGCGCCGACAATGTCCTCCAGGATGCCGTTGAGCGCGGCGACCTGCTCGTCGGTGTACTGACGCGCCTTGCCCACGGCTTCGTTCACTGCGGCCACGTCGCCGGCCAGGCGATCGATGATCTCCTGGCCGATACGCTGATTGGCGCGCTCGGCTTCTTCCCAGGTCTCCTCCAGCTGCTGACCGAGGTTCTTTCCCAGCGTCTTGGCTACCACGCGCATGCCGGTGGAAAGCTCACCCGAGGTGTTGACGCTGCGGCACGCAAAAGTCCATTCGCCAGCATCAGGAACGACGATCTCGAAGGGCGCAGTGTGGTAACCGGCCTGGCCGACTGGGGCCATTGCCGCCCAGTCCGGATCTGCCACAAGGCCGGGCATGAAGCGAATCTCCACGCCCGCGAAGTCCGGCGAGCGCAGGGAATCCTCCAGCCAGCCCCAAGTGTACAAACGTACACCGCCGCTGCGTTCCTCCACGTCGAACAGGTCCACCAGCAGCGGGGGTAGGCCTGCACCAGCGGTGGTATAGGTACCTTGCACCGCCCCGCCAGCCTCGCCCTCGGGCGAGAACGGCCGCACCACCACCGAGTACCGGCCCGGCCCCGGGATGCGCCAGGTGGCCGTGCGGGTGGTGGTCTGGGCCACGTCGGCCAGCTCGGCGCCGACCTCGGACGAGCGCACCAGCACGTTGCCCACGGGGCCACTGATATCGAACGTGGCCGTCAGTTCTGTGAAGACAGTATCGCCCTGCACTACCTGGTGCTCGGTGATCCGCAGATTGCTAGCCACCGGCCTCGTCTGCAGCGATGAACCATTCGGCGGCGGCACATAGTCGCCGGTCAGTACGTAGTTCCAGAACTCCGGCCCCTCGGGCACCACCCGCACTGCGGCGCCCTTGAGCCCGTCCTCCGGCTCGACGCTGGTCACCCGCACCCGGTAGCCCGGGGTCTGCTTGAAGTCGTAGATCCACAGGGTGTCGTGGGCCGGGTTAGAGGCGCTGTCCCCCGGAAGCGCCGCGTCTGCCGGCCACGGGTCAGCCAGCATCAGCTCGCGGCTCTCGCCTGTGAACGCCCGCACACGCAGCACGCGATAGACGCGCTCGCCGGGGATGCGCAGGCCAATGAAAGCATCTGCGCCGGAGCGTCCTGGGACCGGCTCGTCCAGGGTGAGCCGAATCTGCGTGCCATCGCGCACCGCGGCCACGACCCGCCCGCCAAAGCCCCATTGCGTCATGTCGTGTTGCAGCGCCAGCAGCGAAAGGCGCTGATAGCTCATGTGCTCGATATCGGTGCTGTAGCCAATGTCCTTGTACTGGTACAGCGACTGGGCCAGATGCCAGCGCGCCAACCGAGCCGCGTGCTGCTCCGACGTAACGCCCTCGCCGCTGATCTGCGCAGGGTTGAGCATGGTCGTTACACCAGGCGCAGCCACTTGGAGGGGCTTGGCCTCCCACGTCTCCGGATCGGCATAGGTGAACTCAATGCCATCGGCGGCACTGGCCAAGTTGTAGTCGATCTGGAACTGCCCCTTCTTGATGGTGCCCATGTTGACCACACCACCCAGCGGCTGCTCCTGCGCCGCCCACACCACGCCCAGCCGACCACCCGCCAGGGTGATCTCACCAAAGCCAGCCCGCGCGATCGCAGACAGCACGGCGTGGTGATTGCGGGTATCGCGAACGCAGTAGTCGTAGGTGTAGCCATTGGCCGCGCAGTGCAGGGTGAACGCCTTCCACGACTCCAGGTCAATCTGGCTGTCGTCAAAGGCCATGCCGCCCAGCAGTCGGCCAGCCCGGTAGATGCCGCGGGCATAGGCCACGCATTGCGCGCCCGGGTTGCTGGACTCCTTCACCACATAGGCCGTGCCATCCCATTCCGGAATCGGATCAGCGACGCCGACGCCGCGGATCTGGTCCGGGGTCCCATTGAGCTGGCCGGTCGCCTTGATCTGCATGCCGGTACGCGAGATACCGGCATAGTTGCCGGTGTCAGGACGGATGCTGGTCAGCATCGTCCACTGGAAGTCGTTCTTCTGGGTGTTCTTACCCTCGTAGTCGCCCTGCCCTACTTTGCGCACGCGAATGTCGTACTGCCCCTGTGGCACGTCGCGGCTGATGGTGGCGCGGCGCACGTCGAAGCGGTCCGAACGGTAAGACTCGTTCGCCAGCATCACCCACGAGCTGGTGCCGACGGCCTTGTATTGGACCTCGATGCGCTCGGTAACGGAGTACGACTTGCCGCTGGTGCCAGTGCCACCCAGCACGTACTCCAGGCCGATCTGCACCCGGATGGTGTCGGTACTGGTAGTGCGCTCGACCCACCCATGGTCTTTGGGCAACTCGCCGCCGTCTACGGTGTCCGCGTTGCCGTACAGCGGGATGACCTGTTCGGGCATCTGGCTGTAACCGGCATGGAAAACCTGCACGTTGTCGAAGCTGCCCAGCGGCGTATCCCCGATGCGCAGAGCATCGATGCGGCCGACGTTGATGCCCGAACACAGCAACAGCCCCACGTACTGGTCGTTGCCCTCATACCAGCTGTAGGGCTTGCTCAATAGATCCGGGGTCAGCAGGCTGCGGCCAAACAGCAGCGGCAGTGGCTCGTTGAAGCGTGCCTGGTTACGCGCCCCGGTGATGGCATACACCGAATCCTGCTGCTGGTTGGATAGCCGCGACGCCTTGGGCGCCAGCACCTTGTTGATAAGCAGGCTGCCGGCCATGAATGCACCCGTCGCCAACGCTGTGCCTGCGAACCCTCCGCCCATCAGGCCGGCCACAGCGCCGCCGGCGCCGGCAATGCCGAAGGTGAAGTAGGTCAGCGCCACCATCGCCACGATGGACAGCGCCGCCCGACCAACGCCGCCACGCACCTCGATCACCTGGCCGTGCTTGGGGAACACGTGGTGCCACAGGTGGCGTTCCACGGGTCGGCCACCGATGCTCACCTCCCAGCGCTGCCCGTCCAGCTCCGGCACGTTGCGCATCAGCAGCACGTAAAGGCTCTGCCCCGGCGTCAGCTCCCAGGCCACATTGCGCTGGCCGTCGACCAACAGCGGGTGCGGCGTAACGATCAGCCTGCCCGGTTCGACTGCCCTTTCCTCCATCAGGCCCACGTGTAGTACCCCTCAATCCGAAGCCCGAACTCGGGCAGATCGCGCACGCGGTGCAGCACGCTGCAGCCGTTGCGCTCGTTGCTGTGAAGAACCCAGCCCTCATGGGCCAGGAAGAAGAAGATTCCAGCGTGGCCGGCGCGCTTGTGCGGCGTTTCGGTCATCAGGACCAGGTCGCCATCCTGCGGCGAATCAACCCGGCGGCAGTAGGGCCGTGACAGCTCACCCAGCGCGGCCTGGCCGGCGGCGCCACGCGGGCGGCGTCCAGGCAACTCCACCACGCGCCCGAACAGCTCCAGCTGCACCAGCACGACCAGATCGGCACAGTCCATGTAATCGGGGTCATAGGGGATGCCGACGAAGCGCTCAGCAGCGGCCAACATGCCCTTCAGACCAATCCCGGCGCGGTGACACCGTTGTAGCGCAGCCGCACCGCCTGCTGGCGCATGATCGCGTCATAGCCGCACTGCGCCGTCGCTGTGCGAACATTCACTGACACCTGGGTCATCGGCAGCCGGTAGGTCCGCTCGATGACGTTTGGGTCAGCACGATCGCTTACCCGAAGCACTGCCATCACGATATCGTCATGCTGCAGGCGCTCCAGGTCTTCGGAGATGCCACGGCCAACGTTGTCCAACGTGAGAACCGCGCGCGCGGTCTGCCCGCTCACGTCGTCAGGCACCTTGAAGCCAAACGGCACGCCGAGATACTCCAACCCGTTGCTGGTCCAGTTGCGCGTGTCGTTAACGATGCGCAGCACCTCCACGAACGACGGCGCGGAAATCTCAAGGAACAGCAGCACACCATCGGTGTCGGTGACGCGCTGCCGACGCTCGGTGAACGTGGTCATCGCAGGTACTCCAGAGTTACCGACCGCTTGCTGTCAAAGCCCGTATCGTCAATCAGCGTCAGTTCCCCAGCATCGCCGCCTACAAAGCGAACGGTCAGCTCGCGTCCATTGCGCGGATTGCGGAAGGTGAACCAGCCGATGCGCTTCAGCGTGTCGAAGTACCAGCTGTCAAACTCGTCGGCAGCTGCAGATGTTGCGAAGTACAGCGCCACCTTGAGCCTCGCCATGACACGCGTGTTCGCCAGGCGCTGCTTGGGCACGCCGCGTTCCATCTCGGTGCGTTCGACGCTGGGGTCTGCTGATTCAGCGAAGCCATCCATCATCACAGTGGTGGTACTGGGAAGCTGGGTCATACGCGGTCCTCCCATCCATATCGAGCCACGCCGGCACGCGCAATCTGGCCCCCGGAGGCCACGTCATCTGCAGCCGCAGCCAGGAAGACCTTCAGCAGCTGCTCGCCGCCGGAACCACGTCCCATCTGTGCGCTCTCAACGCGAGCGGGGCTGCCGTTGTTGTGGATCTCAACCTTCATGCTGCCGCCACTTCCGGCCGCGTCATACGCAGCAGTCTGCCGCCTGCTGAGTACCCGCTCGCCTGTCTGCAGCACAGCGACCCGCTCATCGGACTTCAGACCGAATCCCCCGCCGCCATGAAAACGGGGGGCTTGGCCAACCATCGCAGGTGAGATCGCCAGCCGCATACGAGAGCCGCCGCTCCCGACAAGGCCGCCGCTATGGTGCTTTGAAACTACTGCGCTAATCGCGCTGGCGGCATTCCCTACACCTCCACCAGCGCCGAACAACCCCCGTACCGCACGCAGAGCAGCTTCCTGCGCAACCATGCGAGCGACGCCGGCAATGAAGCTCTTCACCATGTCGCTGAACGCCTCCTTGAAGCTCTTGGCGCCAGTGGACAAATCTGCCAAGAATTCGCCGAGGGCCGAACCAACAAGATCCTCCGTCTTCTGCGCCCATACCCGCTGTGACTGAACAACCTGGGCAATCTTCAAGTCGATTTCCTGCAGTCCAGCCACAGCGGCTACTTGCTCCGGTGAACCCTGCTTCAGACCATCCATGGCCTCAAGGGAGGCGATGCGAAGCGCCCGGAGGTCCTCCAATGCCTTGGCCCGTGCCGCCGCGGTCTGTGCCTCGCCCTCGCCATAGCCCATCAATCCGGCACTGACCTGGGCACCAATGACGCTCTCTGCCCCTTGCAGCTGCGAGGTGATCTTGCCGAGCGCTTCTCGAAGCTCGTCTGACCTGGCCTTTGCCACCAAGCGATCAATCAGGCTCGTCACCAGCGCCTGACCGGTGATGTCGCCTTCAGCTCGCAGCCGTTCCATCAACCCCCGGTACTCCGCCTCCAGCTGAACGCGCTGGGCCTGCCCGGTATTGCCGTCCAAGTCCAGGAGGCGCCCCTTCACCGCGGACAGCGACTGCGAGAGCGCCTCTTCCGCCTTTCGTTGCTCATCTGCAGCAACGGTTGCGACATCGGCACGGTCGCGCTGCAGCTTCACAATCTGTTCTTCGATCCGCCGACGCCCGGCGGCCTCTGTAGCCACCGCAAGCTCGGCTCGGGCCTGGTCAATCTCCAGATCGATAGACCTCTGCTGCAGCGCTACGCGCTTGGAGAAATACTGCTCAATGGAGATCCCGTTGTCCTTGTACACCGCATCCAATGCCGCCAGCGCACGACGGGCGGAATCAATCATGTTGGCGTTGGACTTCGCCAAGGCAGCCCCACCAGCTTCGGTCGCTTGAGCAGCTACGCCCGATCCGGCCAGCACCTCTTCGGTGACCTCCATCGACATCTCAACCAGACGACGGCCCCAGTCATCGAGCTGGCTCTTGGCGCGGTCCAGATCAGCCCGAGCGCGCTCGACGTTGGTTGCAGCCGCCATTGCTGCACCGTCACCACGATCACCGCCACGCGCGGTCACGGAACTGGTATCGGCCAAGCGCGCACGGCGCTCTTCAAGAATCGCGCGAGCAGCATTGAGAGTTTCAAGTGCCTGCTTGCGCTTCGCAGATGCCTCCCTAATCGCCTCTTCGCGACTCAACTTGGCCGACTCACGATTCTGGTTCAGCGCTTTGGTGTGTTCCTCTGCTGCCAGACGTGCCTGCTCAGTGCGCTGGTACAGGTAGTAAAGCGCTGTCGTAAGCGCTGTGATAGCCAGCGTAATGGGGCCACCCAGCGTAGCCAACGCCGCCTTGGTTGCATTCGCTGCGACCGCCGTCCCGACGAGTGCCAGTCTGAGCGCGTTCAAGCCGCTGATCAGACTCGCAATGCCGGATACTGCGGCCGACACTGCCTGGGTAGCCAAGTACGTACCGATCGCGACGGCTACCAGATCGATGTTCCTCGCTACCACCATTGCCGCCTGGGCGATCTTCACCAGGTAGCCAACGCCATCTTGAGCCATGAACGTCGCGAATGCCGCGACCGAACGCAAAACCGAGTCAGCCAGCGCTCCCGCGGCCGCCTTCATTTCAGGAGACGCCAACGCCTTGGCGACATCATTGATCGCCGCGGTCACTGCGCCAAGGCTCCCACTGCCGGAGCCATCAACTAGCTCCCGCAACGAATTGCCAACCGCTGAAAGCGCGCCTCCGAACGTGTTCCTGGCTGCCTGTGCTGCCCCCCCGTAACTTTCCCCCAGGGCGTCCAGCACGATCTGCTGTGCCTCAGCCGTCCGTCCACTGGCCTCCATGACCTTCATCTGCTGCTTCTGCTGCTCGGTGAACTTGAAGCCCTGCTTGGTCAATGCGGCAACACCCTGCGAAGGCTTGTCCAGCGCCTTACCGATCGTCTCGGCGGACTGTTCGACGTTCTCACCCAGGCGAGCGGACTGGTCTATCGCCATCTGCACAGCTTTGGGAAACTGCTCACCGACGATCCCGGTGTAGGACAGAAGGCGCGTTTGCGCTTTAACGATCTCGCCGGCTGAAAGCGTTGTAGCGCCGGCCATCTTCTCGGCCATGTCCAGCAGCTGCCGCTGGGTAAACCCGGCCTGCTCCCCAGTGGATGCAAGCACGGCCTGAAGCTGGGCCACCTCATTGGACGCGTCGCGCGTCTCGGTGATCAGAGCCCTGAACAGGCCGCCTACAGTGACGCCTGCGAACAGCCCTCCCATCAAGTTGCGAAGCTGCCCGAAGCCATCGGTGATGCCCTTCAGATCGATGGATTTGGCCGCCTCTTGCTTGAAGGCGGCAACCTCCGACCGCACCAGCGCCAGCCCCTGCTTGATGTCATTGATGTCGGCCGAGATACGTACGCGCAGATTGGGGGCAGATGTGGTCATGTCAGTCCATCAGTTTGTTCAGGTATGCGCTGTAGTCCGAACCCTCGAACTGCGCCGCTCTCAGGTTCATCAGTTCTTCCGCCAGGTGGCGGCGGCGTGCCAGTGCCGATGCCTCGCTGAAGGCTCTGAACTGCGCCAAGGTGTATCCCTTGATGCAGCCCATGGAGTGGCCGCTTTGGATCAGGAGCTGGATGGCATCGGCCCACCCCCAGGAATCCGCGTGCGCAGGCCGGCCAGGAGCGGGCTGATCTGCCGAGTAAAAAAATCACGGTTGACCTCCACCACCTTGAGCACCAGGCCGATGAACTCGGCCGCGTCACCCTTCTTCACGAACTCCACGTCTCGCCCAGCACAGATGGCGGTCGCGGCGAAGAGTGCCCCGGAATGGTCTGCGATCAGGTCCATTACCAGCTCGGGGCTGATTTCGAATTCCAAGGCGAGATCCGCCGAACCAGCCGAGCGGAGGCCCGCCACCACCGGCCGAAGCTCGCGGACCACGGAAGGAATGAGGCCCACAGCCAGGGGGCAGATCACCAGTTCCTCACCCTGGTACTGCACCGAGGTGCTGGCGGCCGCCAGCACCTCCATCTCATCAGCGCGGCTGTCGCTCACGCGATCACCTCCTGCACCACTTCGAAGTACCGCGACAAGCCGACCCCCTTGGTCGAATCGCTCATCAGGGCGCCAGTCACCTCGCCAGCGCCATGCTCATCGCCGATGGCCGAAAACTGCGCCATCACGCCGCCAGACACGCGGTGGGCCAGGATGCGAACGGCCTTGCCGCTCTGTGCCTCGTTGAGGCCCAGGAAGAGCAGCTGGTACTGCTTCGCCGCAGTGACGATGGGCTGGAGAACCGACTGCGCCCCGAACGTGTAGGTGACCTTCAGGTTCGGGGCGCCATCGACCGAATCCGCGATGGCGCTGTCGGCGGGGATGAACAGCGCGCCATCCTGAAGGACATAGTCTTTGCCGGCTTCATAGCTGGTGGAACCGCTTGCCGGCTTGACCGTGGTGATGGCCTTCGCGATCCGCAGCAGCGGCACCAGGCCGCCCTTGTAACCGATCACGGCCTCATCCGCGGCATTGCCGGCGATCACATTGGTGACGGTTCCGCGAAGCGCACGCGCCAGATTCTCGGGCGCAAAGTCGTGGAAGGTGTAGGCCAGCTCGACGCCGGTCAGGCGGTCGACACGATTGCGCTCGCCGCCGCCAGGCTGGGTGTGGTCAGCCAGGGTGATGGCGCTGGTCTGCGGGCTCAGGCTCAGTGCTGAGCAGTTTCCGACATCAATGAAAGGCCCGGGCACGCCGTACTCGCGTGCCAGAACCTTGCCGCTGCCCAGGTAGCTCTGGTCTTTCATGGTCATGGGTATTTCTCCAGGTAATGCCGCGGGGCGGCCGTCAACGTTTGGGGATGGTCGAGGTGTAGCGGAACAGTGCGCCGACCCAGTCGGCGCCAGCTGGAGCCCTTACGGGCTCCATCGATTCGTATTGCGGAGCTGTGAAGCCCGGGGGCCAGGTCTTGGGCCGCCCATCAAGGGCTCGCTCGATGTCGTCCACCACGGCGTCGAGCCGGGCCTCTGCGGCACTCTGGGCAACTCGCTTCACCAGGACGCAGACGGTGGTCAATCGATGGGTTCGGGCCGTCGCCTGCTCGGGCGAGCGCTCCTGCCGCTCGATGTACACGGCCACGCCATCATCCACATATTCCGGATCAAGCTGGCTTGGCTCGAGCGTCACGACCTGGCCGACATCGGTCCAGTAGCCAGCGGCCACCAGTACCTGCTCCAGATTCGCAGCGAAGGCATCCAGGAGCCGGCGGCGCGGGGTCGGCTCAGGCACGGGCCACCGCCCAGCGGACACGCGATCCGTCATCTGAGAGCTTGTCCGTCAGCCTGTATCTCTCGCCGTCGACCTCCACTACTGCGTCGCGCTCGCCAACCACTTCCGCGCGGAACAGGCTGATCACAACCTCGTATACGGCCACCGGCATTGGGTCATCCCCGAAGGCTTGAGTGCCGCGATCCACCATCACCGAGCACGGAACCCCGGGACCGCCACCACGGGGCGTGTACACAGCACCGGAGTCGGCCAGCCCTGCCGGAGCGAATGCCGTGATGGCAGCACGGTCGAATTCCTGCAGGAACGCTTTCTGGCTCACTGGCGCCCCCTGAACTTCGACGTTTCCAGCGCCTTGGTCAGTTCGCGATTGAAGTGGAACGGCATCAGCCTGTCCCACGCCCGCTGTGCCAATCCGAAAATGTTGTAACGCGGCGTGTAGGTCGCGGTGTTCGTGAAGATGAAGATGCTGCGCACTGCCGAACCCCACGCGGTTGCGATGCGCTCGTAGATGCCAGGCCGCAGCTTTCCGCGTTGCGCCTGCAGTGCAAAGTACTCGCCCCCACGCTTACGCTTGGACCGGCGGCGGGCCTTGCTGGTGTCCGTCTGGTTCTGTAGGGCATCCTGGCGGGCGCCGAGCTGGGAGAGGATCTGGCTCACCTGCCGCGGGCGAACATTGCCGTGCTGATCCAGATCGGCGCCCTCACCGGCCACCGCAAACATACCCGGCGGCATTGCACCTCGCTGTTGCAGCAGCACCTCAAAGCCTTTCTTTCGACGCGTGCCGCCATCCACCTGCGGCAGCAGGTACTTTGCCGGCGGCGTGCCGTTGCTGGCCTCATCACGGAGGAAGATCTCCGCGAACAGCTTGTCTTTCGTTGCCTTGCGGTACTGCGGTGCGCGTTGCGTCATCCGCGTTGGTCGGTCGAACACGCGGGCCGCAGTGCCTTCCCATTGCTGGCGGATGTCAAACGCCGTTGCGTTGCAGGCCTGCATCACGGCGAACGCCAGGTTCTGGCGCTCCAACTGCGTGAACTGGCGGCCGAGTATGTTGTCCGCATCGACGGCAATCCGGATCTGGCTCACGGCTGTCCCCCTGCGCTACACAGCAGTGCATAGGCCTGCAGCCCCCTCACCTGGGCGTCGCACTGGGCGGCGGCGCCAACAGCTCGGCCGACACTTTCGATTCGGTCGTCGGCTCGACCATCAGGCTGGCTGGCGGCAGCGGCGGCCGCGGACAGCTCTGCGGTGGCGATGGACGCTTGCCAACGCTGGTGCAGGCGCTGATTGCCAGCACGAAGATCAGCGACGAGGCGATCAGATGCTTTCTGTGCATTGTTCCTTTCCTTTTCATATTTGGAAGCCAGAGTGTTCGCGGCAGCGGCGCTGGCACGTTCGGCCTGCAGGGTTTCCATCGCGGCATCGGCTTCAGCGCGTGCAGCGTCACGCTCGGCCTCCATGGCGTCACGGATCGACGCGGCCTTATCGGCCGCCCGGTGAGCGATCGACACCGAGCCGCGCTGCCAGACGACGACGCCCAAGAGCAGAAGAATGGCGACGATGAGGGCCCGGATCATGCGGGCACCACCGGGTCTTCAGGCGGGATGACTGCGCCAAGGCTACGCAGCGTCGATTCGAGCTGTCGTACACGCGTGCGCAGAGCGCTTGCCTCTTCCTGAGCCCTGAGCCGCAGCAGCATTTCAGCTTGCAGTCGCTCATCCTGGGCAGTGACCCTCTGGTCCAGGAAGGAGACGCGGTCGGACAGGCCCCTGATGAGCTCCACGTTGGCGTCGGTCTCGGTGCGCTCCTTCCTGCGTGAGAGGAACGCCGTCCACGTCTCGCGTAGCATCCACAGCGCAACGACGCTGCCGGCAGCCCACCAGGGGGCCGTGGCGCTGATGTCGCCGCCGACCATCAGCTCAACGCCTCGGCAACGCCGGCGTCGACAACACCAGCACCCCAGTACATGCCACCGTTCTCGTGCTTGGCGATGGCGGTCGCAAGCCGGCCCAGCGTCACCGCGTTGTCCAGCCGGATGACTTCGGACGGTGCTACACCCACCGCGGCAGCAACCTGCCGGACATAGGCGCCCGTATCGTTCTCCGATGGCGGCGCCCAGCGTCCGATGATCTCCTTCACCGTGCGCAGGCCGTGCTTGCGCTGGTAGGTCAGCAGCGTCTTCGCCAGGGCGCGGAAGCCGGCCTGCGGGGTCAGGAACACGCAGAAGCGCTGCTCGCGCGCGATGGCCGCGGCGGTACGATCCTCACCCTGCCACGGGGTGCCGGTGCGATCGATGTTGCCTGGATTGTTGTTGCGTACGCCGCGTGGCGTGCTGGTGGTGCCCATGCGATTCCCCATTGTCGCTGTGGAAGAACCGGCACCGCTCACGCCACCCGGGCATATGTGAGCGATGCCGGCTTGTTCGGTTACGCCTTGGTGGCATTGCCCGGCGAGAGACGCACCTCAGCGGTGGCCTGCCCTGCGGCCCCGGCAGCCCATGCGAACGCCGCGCCAGTGATATCGCCGGCCGCAGCGGTCGCGTCACTGCCGTCGAAGGCATTGGCGCTGGCGTCCCATACCAGCTTCTCGCCCTGCTCGAAGGTCGCGGCCGGCACCTTTGGCAGGGTGAAGACGCCTCCCAGCGCAACGCTGCCCGCGGTATCGACGGCGATCGCCACAAGGGCCACACCCAACTGGTGGCCGATGACCACCGCCTGGCCTGAGGCCACGGCCTGCCCGCTGTTGTTGGTCCAGAGGATCACGTCCCCATCGGAAACGAAGTTCTTTGCCATGTCGTTGTGCTCCAGAAGGGTTAGCCGCAGCGCTGCGCGCCGCGGTAGTCGAGGGCGGACAGGCCGAAGTCCAGGCGAGCCTTCCAGCGCACCCCATCCACGGTGAAGCCTTCTTCGTAGTCGAGGAATGGTTCGGTAACACCGTCCAGGAAGGCCACCTCGATCACCGGGCACTCGGCGGGATCTGCGAACAGGTACCACTTGTCATCCTTGATGCGCGCGGTATCCACGATGTCGCGGAACAGGCCCTGCACAGCGTTGGGGCGCTGCAGCTTCCCTGCCGTGTCCGGGTCGTACTCGGCCTTGTTGGTCACCCTGGCTGCGCTGCCATACTTGGTCGGGCCGAGCCACAGGGCCGGCGCCAGATCCAGCACATCATTGCCGCCCACATCCTTCTGGCCGGCCAGCTGCACGCGCAGCGCGTCCACCGACTCCACGCCCGGCAGAGCCGCAGCCAGGATGTTGCCGTGGTCGGCATGGAACAGAGCCTTGCCGGATTCCAGCTTGGGGTTGCTGGCCAGGAAGGCGTAGGCGTCCGCTTCGATGGTGCGCTTGGCCGCGCGGCCGAATGCCGTCGCCAGTCCGATGAACGCGCCCAGGTCATCATTGATGATGGCCTGGCGGGTCAGGTTGATGATGTTGCCCTTGGTGCCGGCAGTAACCGTCGCCTTCTCGCCATCCGGAATCGTCTTGTTCTTGAACTCACCGGCTTCGGTCAGGGCATCCAGGTTGCCGAGGCTGCCCACGCGATAGCGGGAATGCTGGCGGAAGTCGCTGACGGTGCCGGTGGCGCACCAGCGGGACCAGGTGTCCGGGGCTACCGCGTAGGCCGACTGGAGCGCCTTGTGCATGGTCGCCTCCAGCAGGATCGGAAAATCGCTGCCAGTCTGGGTGAAGGCGCGGCCCACCAGCTCCAGCTTGGACATGCCATCGGTACGCACACCACTGCGCTCCAGACTGCGGCGCGCCAGGTCCATCAGCGTCAGTCCGCGCACCGGGTTGTCGCCGGTCAGAACGAAGGCGCGCTTGGTGGTCGGATCGATGACCTGCGCGCGAGACAGCAGGGCGTCAGTGACCGCAGCGCGCTGCAACTCGCTTTCGTCCTGGGTGACGCTGATGCGGTTGATGTTGCCGCCAGCAGCGGCGTCGCGCTGCTCCAGCGTGGTCAGGATCAGGCCACGCACATGGTCGACCGAGTGACCAGCGCGAATCCAGCCAGCTGCATGCTCGGTCTGGCCGTGGCGAGTTGCCAGCTCCACGATGTCGGCTGCGCGCGTGTCACCTTCCGGTGCCTGAGCTGCGGCCGGCGCTGCCGGAGCCGGGGTGTTGTTGATGGGTTCCTGCTGGACCGCCGGTTCGGCGGCGCGGGCGGCGGGCTGAGGCATGGTGTGCTCCTGCGACGGTGCGCTACGGGTGAATACACAGGGGGTCCCCTGCGCGGGTTGGTTGCTACGGGTGGCTGCGCCCTGGTCGGCGGGCACTGTGACGAAGCTGATTTCGGTCGGTGTCCACTCAACCGCTCGGTACACGGGAAGGTCACCGGGATTCACCGCACGCTCGACTTCATAGCGCTGGACGCTGTAGCCGACCGAAATATTGCGGATGATCCCGGCCTTGATGTCGGCAACGACGCCAGCCAACTCTTCGCGCTCGGAAAGGCGGATGAGGGCATGGCCCTTACCATCGGCGAGCCAGGCGCGCTCGACTACGCCCATCTGCGATTTCAGGTTCCAGGTGTTGTGGCTGTCCAGGACAGGTGCGGTGCCCGACTCCAGCCGCGACATGTTCACGGAGGCATCGTCAACGACCAGTTCTTCCCAATAGGCCGTGTCGTTCCACCAGTCGTAACGACGAACACGGGCACCTTCGGTCCAAACCAACTCGACCGTGCGCGCCTCCTTGTTGAAGCTGGTGGGCAGAAGCCGCGCCTCTCGAAGCTGCTGCGGCATCAGCCGGGTTCCCTCGATGGCCGAAGGCTGTGTTGCCAGGGGCATGACTATTCCTCGTTGGGTGATGGGGCTGCGGCCGGCATCGAGCGCGCAGCACTGGATTGCAAGAAGCTCATGAGCTTGAGCGCGCCGGTTTGCTCCATGCGGGCGTAGTCCTTGCCCATCTCGACAAAGACCGCGTCGGCGTCATAGCCGCGCCGCCGCAGGGATTCGCTCGGTGACAGGAGGCCGGCGCCCATTCCCGCAATTTCGGAATCAATGTCCTGCTTTGGATTTACGTAATCCCAGCGCGGGGTACTCCAGTCAGCCGAGCTACCGACCTTGCGTACTTCGCCACCCAGCGCCGCAGCTTCATCGAACCAGCGCCAGATGGGCTTGCACATCTGCGGGATCAGAACCAGCCACTGAAGCTGCTCAGTGTCACGGCGGAACTCCATCTGACGGATACGTGCACTGGAGAAGTTGACCTCACGCATGTCGCCCGTTGCGGACTCGTAGGGAACCCCGATACCCGCAGTGATGATGTGCGCGTTGTACTTGCAGTACTCCACGTAACCACCGGCCGGCTTCGGCTCGATGGTCTGGAAGCCGGTGGCGCCGGACACGTGCGTGATACCACCACTGGGCAGAGACCCAAGGTCCGTCATCGACTCACGGTCCCCGCTCAGCTGGGAAGGACCGTCGTCTTTGCTGTTCGCCATGGCCTCTGGATCGCCACTGACAATGACGCCCAGGCGAGCCTCAAGATTCTTGCGCGCCAGTTCGGCGTCCTCGTACAGCATCAGGTCGCGCACGCGCGCAATGACCGGCGCGAACCGGCTGATGCCACGCCCCTGACCAGGGCGAACGGGGTTGAACAGATGGATGATGTCGGCAGCGGGAACTGCCGCACTGGTCAGACGCACGGAACCACGTACCGCCTCACCCGGATGGGCAGCAAACAACCAATACGCCCTGACACGGCCGAGCACGTCATACTCGATCCCGTTGATGATCTGGCCACCGCCGCGCAGCGAGCCATTCTTGCTCCCGTCGAGCCAGTCGATCTCCAGGACCTGCAGCTGCAGCGGAACCGCCAGACCATCCGACATACGACGAGTGCGACGACGGATCAGGACTTCACCGTCCTGTTCCATCGCTCGATAAGCGGTTGCCATCAGACCATAGATGTCGGACTTGCCGTCGGCATCAGCAACATCCGCCCACCGCAACCACAGCTTGTCGAGCCGCGCAGCGTCTGGACCCTCAGCCTTTGGGGTGATGCCCGTGCCAATGGTTGCGCTCACCAGTACCTGGAGGGACCGGGCGCAGTACGGGACGTTCTGCACCAGAGAGCGCGCACGATTGCGCAGCTCACGTGCATCTGCCATGTGATCGGTGTTGGCACTGGCACCAGCACGCCGCACCCGCCAGCCGTCACCGCGGGACGCGCCTTCGTAGGCCCTTGCCGCATCGAGCATCACACGCGCACGGTGGCGGTGCAGCGCATAGCTGGGGGCCACCGCAGCGATCGCTCGATCGAGCAACGAGATAGCCACGTCAGAAACCTCTCAACGTGGTGAACCGATAGCGACGCGTGGCCGGCTTCCGCGCAGGCGTTGCGGCGGCAAGCTCAGCCTCCATACGATCCAGCGCTGTCAGCATTGCCTCGACAGACTGATACGTGACCTGACGATCCCCGTGGCGCACCGACAGCTGTCCGCTGGCGATGGCCGCCTTGAGGCGCTTCACATCGTCGTGGGTCCAGCTCATTGAAGGGGCATCCGCGTTTCCATGGATGCCAGTTTCCGCACCAAGTGCGGGTGAGTCTCGGGGAACTCACCCGCACCCATCACCCGTTTGCCGAGGGCTCGTCCAACAATCGGTACAGGGTCCGTCGATCAATTCGGAAGCGCTTGCAGAGGGAGCGAACCGACTCCTGCCGCTCCAGACCCTTCCTGATTTCACCCACCGGGTAGGTGGATGTCTGGAGGCTGGCGGGGATGTACAGGTCCTGGGCTGGGTACTCCTCGACCAGGTAGGCCACGACCGCTGCCACCACCTCGCGGATGTCGTCGCTATCGCACCGCAGGCGCAGCGCCGCGCCAATACTTAGCTCATCGGTCAGTTCGTTGATGCGGATGCGATGACGAATGGTGTTCCGGCTCACCACTGCCTCCGGAACTGATGCGCAGAGGTCGTCCGCGCCTTCCTTGGCGGAAGCGATGTTTCACGGGAATCGACAGCTTCGACCGAAGAATCAACCTCTGCATTCGTTTCGCGTGGAACATCGCCCACCGTCGTGACCGAGGACAACAGGCGTTGTTCCACCAAATCCCAGTCTGCCCGGGTAAAACGATTCAGGCGGACCTCCGGGTGATGTGCTGCAGCATAGGCATAGACCCAAGTATCCAGAGGCTCATTACGGGTCACCCTCTTCTCGAATCGATTCTTCACCGGGTTGTAGACCTCTGAGACCAAGCCCGGGAAGAACTCGTCCGGCAGCTGATCGCTGAAATGGACCAGCCGCGTTGCAACGTCGCGCTCGGCGTCAGCCGAGAGCCTGCTGTAGAGATAGTGCTTAGCATTGACCGTGCCGACATGGTGGATGGTGATGCCACGCTTATCGGTCTTCCCCTTCCAGGTCACGTCGACCAGCTTTCCTTTCGACAGCACCGGCGCATTGTTGGGCACAGCCCCAAAGATGCACATGGCGCGGGTGACACGTCGCTGGCGAACGTAGTTCTTGACTGCTTCGGTGCGATGACCACCGGCATCAATGGCAACCGCCATAGCGCGCAGTAGAACACCGTCAACTCGCTCGATGGCGCGATTGAGCAAATCCGTCAGAGCTACCCACACTGCGTCCTCGGCCGGATCCCCCTGCAGCTCCACGTAGTCCAGCGTCCATGCGGTCATTCCACGCCCCCAGCCAACGGTGTGAACCGCAAGACGGCCGTCTTGGGTGTCGACACCCACGGTTATCGCCAGCACTCCGAGCGGAGCCAAGCGGAGATCGTAAGGCTCCGCACGATCCTTGATCACGTTGTGCTTGACCGCACGCATCGATGGGTCTTCCCACGTCTCGGCCAGCCGGTCGTTCACGAACGTCTTGAGGGATGCCGGATCACCCTGCGCCTCCAGCCATTCCTTCGCCAGGTCCAACCAGCGCGGCCCGAGCCCGAACTGGTAGTACAGGCAGTTGATGGTGTAACCGCGAATGGGCGAGTCAGGGTTTGCCGCAACCCATCGCCCCTTGGCGATCATTTCGGTCTTGAAGTGTTCCTCAATCGCAACACCGCATTCGCAGCACGCATACCATGCGTGGCTCTTGTCGGGCGACCACACCAGGCCGCTCCACTGCAGGGCCTGGTAGTGACCGCAGTGCGGGCACGGCACGTGATACCGGCGCTGGTCGCTCTTATCGTAGAGCTTGGCAATGCGGCTGAGGCCGGCGATGCCAGGCGTGCTGATGTACTGGCGCTTGTAGGTGGTCGGAAAGGACGACGTGCGCCCATCAAGCATCTTCACCGGGTCGTCGCCAGTGGACAGCTGCTGGGGAGCTTCATCGATCTCATCCACCTGCAGATACTTCACCGTCGAGGACTTCAGGCGCTGGGGGCTGCCCATGTGCTCCACGAACAGCTGACCACCGGCAAAATCCTTGAAGGTGCGCTGGTTGGCGCTGTCGCGGCTGGCGGTGCTGGTCAGCGCCTTCTTGACCGCTGCACAGACCTCGATCATGGGATTCAGCTTCTGGGCAATCCATTTGTTCATGGACACCTCGCCCGGCAGCGCGTACATCATCGGGCCGGGGGCGTAGTCCATCCAGTAGGCCATGGCATTGGTCGCCAGCTGGCTCTTGCCGAACTGGATCGGGAACATGCAGACCTGGTCGTGGACGGGGCTTCGGGCAGACATGTTGTCCATCGGTTCGCGCAGGGGCGGGTTGCGATCCGTCACCCAGCGCCCGGGCTTGTTGCCGCTCTTGGTGGACAGACGCATGTGTTCGTCGCACCACTGCGACACGCTCATCGGCCGTCGCGGCTGCAGCGAGCGCGCCAGCACCAACGCCAGGCAGCTCTGTGCTTCCATCATTCCGCAGCCTCCGCCGCCTTGGCCGCCAGCGTGCGGAACCCCTGGCTGAGCTCTTCAAGGGCGTGGCTCACCTCATCCCAGACAAGCCGCCGGCACCCAGCCTCATCCAGCGTTGCAGCCAGCTGCGGCGCCAGCGTGTCAGCCAAGCGCTCCATCGCTCCACGGAACGTGGTTGCGTGCTCGGCGAGGAACAACTCCACGTCTGCGCGTGGCAACAGCAGCCCCAATTCCTTCTGCAGCGCGATGTGCGCCATGTGTGCATCGGTCTCCGCCTTGTCAGCCAGAGCCTTGGCCTTACGCGCCGAGTCCGGCGTCTGCGGGCGACCCGGCCGTGCACGCCGGGCATCGTCGTCGTCGCTATCCTCTTCATCATCATCGCTGTCGGCGTCAACGGCACCAGTACCCTCCCCGCTCCCCGCCAGCGGGCTGCCGCGTTCGTCTGCGTGGCGCTGGCCGACACCGGCATAGACCGGATCTGCGGTGCGAGCGAAGAGCTCCAGGGAGGCGGCCTTCAGGAATCCCTTGCCGCCCGCACCCACCACCACCCTGCCCTTCTTCCTCAGCTCGACCACGTAGGACGGCCTGCAGCCGATCAAGGAGGCCAGTTCTTTGCCAGTGATCGTCACGTCATCCTCAGCCATTGCTACCCCCTACTCCATTTCCTTCGAAGTTCGTCAAAGCGGAAAAACGCGCGCGCGCGAGCATGTGCGGGCTGTGCGGCGGCGTGTGCGGGATGCGATAGCCGCTGAATGGCTGCGGCACAAGCCGTGTGCGGCGTGTGCGGGATGTGCGGCCACCCACATACGCACGCGAGGCGCATCGTTGCGCGGCAGTGCGATACCCGTTCGCGCCCGCGCCCGCCCATGTAGGCCGATGCCCGCACGTCCCGCACACACCCACTGCCGCAAGCGTTTCACGGCAATTCAATGCCCGCACATCTGCCCGCACATCCAGCACACACCGCACATTGCTGGGCATAGTGATCACGCACGCCCCTTGTAGTCGGAGTACATGCGGCGGAAGGACACGACCTGGTCACCCAGCCATGCCGCCTCTGTCTTCCCGTCAGGCACCGCGCAATTGCCGAGCATCAGGAAGCCATGAGGCCCATTCACGGTCTGCTCGATCTGATACCGCTTCCGGGCCCGGTCGGGGTGGATGATCTGCCGCTTGCGCACCAGCGCGTTGATGAACTTTGGTGACGGCGCCGGACGCGGCAGGCCTTCGCGCGCGCACCAGGCCTTGTAGACCTCGTACCACTCCTTCGACAGTGCCGGCATCGGCTTCAGCCCCGGGATGTCATCGCCGTAGAGCTCGTCCAGGAAGCGCTGCGGGCTGTCTTGACTTAGGCCGATCAGCTCTTCCTTCGCATGGGTCATCGGCGGGTGAGTGCCATTGGTGAATCCGGTCAGGTCAACCTGCAGCAGGTAGTGGTGCAACGCTGCCGTCGCGCCGTCGCGGATGTCGGCCAGCACCTCGGTATAGAACTCTTGGCTGAGCTTGTCAGGAGTCCAGATCACGGCATGGCGCCGGTCGTCCTCTTCCAGCACGACCGGCATCGCCTCGTTCGAGAGGAACACCAGGTTGGCGTGGTTGTCTTCCTCGTAGGCCTGGATGTTCTTCGGGTTGATGCGGATGCGGTCACCCGTGATCAGCGCCTTGAGCTTGTTCTTCAGGTGGTACACCTCGGTGCGTGCAACCACTTCGTCGGCCAGCAGGAACAGTTTGCGGCTCGCCCAGTCGTTGAACTTGTCTTCCAGCGCCGCCTGGTCAAGCACCCGGCCATACTCACCGTAGAGCTTCATGTACTCATCGAAGAACATGTTCTTGCCGGTGCCCTGCGGACCATGGATGACGATGGTCGATTTCATCTTGGCACCTGGGTGCTGCAGCGGGTAGGCCAGCCACTTGACCACCCAGTCATACAGCGCCTTCTGGTTGGCCTCGTTGCCGCACATGTGCCAGAGCAGCTGCAGCAGCCGGTCACAGTTGCCCTCCTGCGGTACCGTCGGCCAACCGGCAAAGAGGTTGCACGTCACCCCGGACTTCTCGCACGACGGGTCAAAGTCGACTTCCCGAACACGTACGATGGACCGATCCGAGTGCTCCATCCACGCCCGATGCAGCTCCTTGCGCACGCAGGCATCGCGCATGTCGCCCAGCGCGACCAGCATGTGCTCTTTGTGGTCGAACACCGTGCCGCCCTGCCCATAGACCAGCGCGAAGCGCTCGAGCAGCTCGGTCAGCGAATGGATGGGGGCCAAGCGATCATTCCCCTCGCCCCCGTCGCTGGTGATGGAAGGCGCGCGTTTTTCGGCAGGCACCCGCCATGAAAGCTCCGTGAGACGGGCCTCGACCTGCGCCCGCACGACGTGCAGGCCCTCTTGTGCGTGCAGATCGTTGAAGTCGCTGATCTTGCGGCCGCTGTCGATAAAGCGCTCACGCCTGACCGGCTCATCGGCAAAAACCGGGTGCAGCACCGCTCCGCCCACGTCCAGCGCCGCGGCCTCGGCACCGAGCCGGCCCGCATTCGACGCGCCATGCGGCTGCGCGCACGATGGGCAGAACTGCGGATGGTCGGCCAGCACAAGGCGGCTCTTGCAGTGCCGGCATTTCTGCAGCACGTCGTCGTCGGCACACAGCAACATCTTGATACCGCGATATCGCTTCGCCAGCGCCGAGGCGACGGCCAGCATGTTGCCAGCATCGAACGCCACGGCCACAGGGTAGCCAGTCGCCATGTGCAGCGTAGCCGCAGTGGCATAGCCTTCGGCCACCAGCAGGATCCACTGCGGGCTTCCTCCGATCAGGTGGAAGTGGCCCTTCTTGACCATACCGGCGGGCCAGTATTCCTTTGCAGGCTTGCGCCCTGCGGCGGCAAGCTTCGCGCTGCGCAGTACCTGAAGGCCATGCACCTGGCCGTTGACGTCCAGCAGCGGCACAAGCGCGGCCCCGGTGGTGCCGTAGCGCAGGCCGAACCCCTGCACACCCTTGCTGACCAGGTAGTCGGCCTCGCCAACTGCATTGGCCTTTGCCCAGGCCGACGATGCCCTCTCCGCCGCCCGCTTCGCTTGGGTCTGCCGGGCAGATTCCGCCCGGCGACGATCCTCAGCCAGTCGATTGCGCAGCGCCTCGCGCTGCTCATCTGAGAAGGTCTTATCTCGCTTGCGTAGATCGACTTTCGTTGCGCCGTTCTCGTTGCCCTGCCAGACGCCGTACGTACCGACAACCAGGACTTCGCCGGCGGAGGTGTTCAGTTCGTGGAGTGCATACCAGCCACGACGCTCGCGCGAACCCTCGACACGGCAGCGAACCATGCGCCCCGTCGTGTCCAGGTCCGTGACCAGCAGGCCGGCTGACTGCAGCTGCTGCAGCACATCCCCATAATTCTCAGACATTCAGTAGTTTCCCGACCTGCTATCTACCCAAAGAACGGGGTCCGAATTACCCGCGACGGGGATGCCCAGGGAGGACCCATCGCTGGAATCGAGAATCGCTCTCGATGCCGGGTGCGATTCAGTAGCTCGGGCATCACGCGGCCTTTCACGAGCCACCCGGGGGGATGGGGCCGAATCAATGCGTGCTTCGTACATCAGGGTTCCCCAAAGGCAGCCCGAGCTGCCGGTTGTCTTGCTGTTCTTGTCGCTGGCGGATGCGCTCTCGCTCTGCCAATGCTTCTTCACCGATCAACCCGGGCACAGCATCTGTCAGCGCCAGGGCCGCCAGCTCCATCGCCTGCCGTGCAGACGCGCTGGCTATGCCACGCCGTCGATACCGGGATCGATGGGCGTGGTGGGTTGTCACGTCAGTCCTCCGCCCCCTGCTGTCCAGCCGCACGGCACGCGTTGCGCTCCAAGCGGTAGCAGAGCCGGCGCACATCGCGCGACAGGTCTTGAATTCGGTCGGCCTCGGGGATGGTCAGCCTTCGGTCTGCCAGCGCATCGATACCCGCCCCGGCCAGCGCTCCGGTCAGCTTGTGCAGCTCCAGTAGCTTCACCTGGATCGCGGCCAGCTCATCGGGCCAGCCACCCTCGGGCGGCGGCGGGACGTAGTCCACCATCAGGTCGTACTGGCCTGCGAGGGAGCACACCCAGTCCGTCGCAATCTCCTGCGTGACCACGAACTGCTGCAGGTAGTCCGTCAGGATCTCGGCCATCTCCATGGAGATCGCTTCACCATCGATGCCGCGGAGCTTCTTGCGCAGGGTCTCGGTCGAGATCGACTTGCCTCGGCGCTTGCTGATGTACGTTGCGGCATCCTGCAGGCCGCCTGGGGCGCGTGCTACTGCGCTGTGCAGCGCATCCCGCCAGTACAGGTCAGAGCGAAGGCAGGTCATGCTTTCCCCTGAAACACGGCATTTATCATCGTGGGAAGGCGGGCAGCGGCCAGCGCAACATTGGCGCCATGGCAGAGATCAGCAGCTTCCCAGTTCGAATGCGCTTTACAGCCTTGCGCACGTTCAACATTTGCAGTGGGCTCGGCGGCGTCGTTTGCGTGTTCTGGGGCCCAGAACAGCACACGCACCGCACATGTCATCCCAGCGAGCAGCAGGACGATCACCCCGCACTTGCGGAGCTGGAGGTACACGCGAGCCAGCCGATAGCGACGGTGGCCAGCTACCCAGCCGAACCGTGAGATCGCAATGGTTAGATTCGGGTCACGCGACGGCACTTGCGGGCGCCTCCTCGCGAGTATCCGGAGATGGCCCGAACACGTCTGGCCTCAGGGCGTGCCGCGATACACCTGTGACGCGCTCAATAGACAGGGCGTGCTTCGGAGGTACGGGACGCGCGGCCTTGACCCACTGATTCAACTGCTGCGGAGACACCCCAAGCCGGCGCGCCAGGGCCGCCTGCCCGCCCTCCGTTTTCTCAACAGCTTCTAGGATCGCTCTCATGCACCAAGTAAAGCACAGCTTTACTTCATATGTAAACCCCCCGTTTATTGGCTCTGCGCCTCCAAAGGCCGATCATCAAGCTATGCTTGATAACGACGAACTCGCCAGACGTATTCGCTTCGCATTCGACCAGTCGGCCCGAGGAACGAAGGCACGGGTTGCCAAGGAGTGCGGGATCAACCCTCAAGCCGTTACGGGTTGGGAGCGGCGCGGATCGATCGATCGCACGCACATCCCAACGCTAGCCAAGCTCACCGGCAGACGAGTGGACTACTTTCTGGACGTGCACATCACTGACGATGTCAGCCAAGCCGACGACGCGGATGCATCCGGTTCAGTCTCAGCGCCTGAGAGACAGGCGTACGACTATGTCCGAGTGATGCAACTGGACGGCGAGGCTGACATGGGTGAGGGACGTATCAACGATGACTATCCGGAGGTGATCAAGTCCATGGACTTCACCCCGACCTACATTCGCTCAGTTGTCGGCTACATCCCGCCGCCGGGCCGCCTTGTGTTGGTCACGGGTCGCGGTGACTCGATGATCCCAGTGATCCAACCAGGTGAGTCTCTGATCGTTGACACAGGAATTACGTCCTTTGACGGCGACGGCATCTATCTCATCAACACGGGCAATGGGCAACAGATCAAGGCGCTCCAGGATCGCGGCGAAGCCGTCTACGTGGTCAGCGCCAACACCGCCCTTTACCCCGCTTTCCGGCTCCCAACGGGCGCGATCATCGGAGGCAAGGTCTGCCTTCGAAACCGTATCGATCGGCTGAACTAGACAGAGAATGGAGACTGATACATGAAAGGACTCACCCTGGCGGCAGCCGTGTCCACCTTCCTGACGGCTTGCGTCTCCGTGCCGACTGCCACGGAAGTTGCAGCAGCAGACTACGGGACGCCGATTGGCCAGGAACAGGCTGAAGAACAGGCCAAGCAGTTCCTCAATCCACGACTGAAAGACCCCTACAGCGCCGTGTGGTCCTGCGAAAACGTTAGCTCGGGCTACTTCAAAGACGCCCCTATCAACGGGGGCAAGGTCACGTATGGGTGGCGCCTACTGTGCAGCGTCAACGCGAAGAACAGCTACGGTGGATTCACCGGACTGAAGCGCTACGGGTTCTTGTTCCGCGACGGGCGACTTGTGTCAGCCCAAGGGGAGGCTCAGCTCCAAGGCGGGCAAGGCTACATGCAAAAGCTGCTTTAAAATAAATCACAGCTTTACATTGAAATAAAGCCATGGTTTACTTCGCCTGCCAGCTCTTCAGCTGGCGGGCGACCGGCGGGTCGCCACCTGCCGGCACCTCCCCTGACCGGCAGTAGCCGCCCCGTCGGCCACTGACCCGCCGGCGCCCTCCTTCAAACAGGAGCGCGCCATGTCTCATCGCTACGCCGATCCAAGCCCCTGCCTGCTGCCGCTGTTGGCCGTGAAGGCCCTGCGGGCCGTGGCAGCACGCGATCACAGCACCGCCCGAACCTTGTGGGCCCGCAGCAAGGGCGAACACAGCCGCAACCAGCTGCGCCGCTCCCGACGCATGGGCGTCGCCAGCCTCCGCCTGGAAGCCTGCTCGCGCGACATGTCGGCCGAGGTGCGGGCATGAACCGGCGCCTCCGCCTCGCCTGGGCAACTGTCGTGCTGGTGGCCGCGGTCGTCGTGCCGCTGCGCGTTGGTGAGATCCACCAGGCGCACAGCGACCGCGATGCGGCCAAGGCCCGTTGGGCAGCCAGCACGTCGGTGAGGGGCTGACCATGCGCCAGACCGCTCGCCCGCTCCCCGACTCCGTACCGCTATGCTGGCCCGGCCATCGGCCGCAAGTCGTGGTGACCGAAGGCGCCCCGACCGGTCATCGCCTGGGCACGCCCTGCCCGCCATTGCTGCACATCGAATGCCATCGGTGTGGCCTAGCCACCCGTCCGGTACCGATGGAAAGGGCCGCGTTGGCCGAGCTGCGATGGACCGATCCGAGCCTTGCTCACCTGCGCATCCCGATCTCTCTGCTCGCCCGACATCGCGGCGAGGTCCTGGCCGAGATCGCTGCCGCTTCCTCTTCCACGCCCATCGCTGCCTGACCAGGAGAACTGCCCATGGCCGCTCCACTGAAGCCGAAGGAAAAAGCCGCGTTGCTCGCAGCGCATGGCGCTTCGGATCACACCCTCCACCGTACCGCCAACGGGTTCGCGCCCCGCAACCGCCCCGAAAAGCTGTTCACGCGCCGCGTCATGAACTGGCTGGATGAGCGCGTGCTGATCCGGTACGACGATCCGCAGCTGCCGCGCAAGGCGACCTTGACCACAACCGGCCTCGCCGCCGCAGAGGCCGAGATCGCCAAGGCACGCGACCTGGCGCTGACGGCATGAGCGTGCAGACCATCCTGCCTGTGGAGCAGCAATTCGCCACTGGCCATCAGGGCGAGTCGCTCGTGCTGATGGTGTGCAGGGGCTGGCTATGGGCCGGTCTTTACACCGCTGCGCCGCGTGAGTCGCTGCTGAAGGTCGCCGCCAGCGCCAGCCGGAGCGTGGGGATCTCGCACCACTCGCTCACCCTCGGCGGCACCACGTTCTCCCTCAACCGACTGGCCGCACAGGCCGCGCATCGCTGGCTCGACCGCCAGGGCGTGCGGGTTCGGTCGACCTCCCCCATCAACCGCGCTACGCGCCGCACGCGAGGAATCCCGGCATGAGCCGTTCTGTTGTGATCTACAGGCCGCACCTGTGCGGCGAAAACGCAAACGCGCAGGAGCTGCGCGAACACTTCGGCCTGCAGGCCGTGATTGACGACTGGGATGGGCACAGCAGCTATCCGCTGGATAACACGCTGGTACTGACCGACAACCCCGACGCTGTCGCGGACAGCTCGTCCAAGGTGATGCACCACGGCTCGGCGATGCTCGAACTACCCCCTGAGGCCCGCGCATGAGCGCCCGTCCACAGCAGACCGGCCGCGCCGCCGAAGTGCGCAGGGCCCTGTCCCTGTTTCCGCAAGGCGCCACGGTCGCGCAGATCAAGACCGTTGGCCGCATCAACGGCACTCACCAGGCCATCGGCTACACGCTGAAGGGGTTGGCGCGCAGCGGCCAGGCCATTTGCCACCGCTCGGGTGTGCGCGGGATCTGGCGCCTCTCTAGCCACACGCAACATGCGATCGCCCCGCTGCGCGCGGCGCCTGCCCGGGTGCAGCCTGCCAGCACGTCAGGTCCGCTTACTGGCGTCAGTGACGCGGCGACCACGATCCGACACCGGGAACTGGACCGGCAGCAGCTGGCCGACGACCTGGACGCGTTCCTCGCGGCGGGCGGGCACATCGAAGCGCTGGGGAACACACCGCTCCGCCCGCTGATGAGCCGTCACGCGGCCAACCACGGCCGCTATGCAGAGCGCATCGCGGCCCATGACATCGACTGAGGCGCCTATGACCATCGATTCCCCATCGCCAGTCATCACCGAGCCCGGCAGGCCGGGCAGCACGTACTCCGATGGCCCGGCGTGGCACGCATTCGGCCTCAGTCGCGCGACCTACCACGTCGTGCCGCGACGAACCCTGCAATCGATGCCGGTCGAGTGGCAGGCGCGATTCGTCGAGCTGATGCACGAGGCGCGTCAGACGCTGCCCGATGAGGCCTTCCCCGAGTACCAGGTGATCCGCATCGAGGGTGGCAAGTTCGCCCACGACCCGAACCGCCGCTATCGCCACACCGCGCCTTTCCCCCTTCGCTCCGTTGGCACTGAGCAGCCGTCCCCAACACAGCCGCTCGCTGGCGCTTTCGTCAACACCGATACCCAATTTGAGCAGGCCCGCCGATGACCGCGAAGCTCACAACTCCCCCCACGAACTGCCCCATTCTGCGCGACGCATTCGAAACGATCAGTGCAATCGCGGTCGAGGCTGTGTGGCTGCCGAACCAGGCGAAGGCCATCACGGTCGCCCAGGCGCAGACCGCGTTGCGTGACCTGCATCATCGCCTTCCCCGGCAGCAGGATCTGCGCGTGTTCGAAGGCGCCGTAGCCGCGTATGTCTCGACGCTGCGTAGCAGCCAGCAAGACGGCGACACGCCGCTCTGCGATACCACCCGCGCCCGGCTGGCGCAGGCGACCGAATTGCTGGAACTGGTCAGGAACCAGACCCGCACCGCAGTCGATCCGGCCGATCCGTGGCGCGGCCTGTACCACCCCAGCCGCCTCCCGCCGCGCAACGCAGACGGCGAGATCCTGTGCCACCCCGACGTACCGATGTGGGCGGATGGCCGTGAGGTTTCGCTGCGCCCCCTCTTCCTTGCCCAGGGTTTCGACCTGGTCGTGGTGGAGGGCGAATTCTCCGACGACGGTATCGGATCTGGTGTCTACAGCGCCGCGCAGGAGCTGCACGACTGGACCCCGGAGGTGCCCGGCGAGGACTGGCGGATTGCGTGGCTGGGAGAGACCGAGGACGGTTTTGCTGCGTGGTTTGTGCGGCCACTGGCGATCGCCGCGATGACGGCGAAGGAGACGGCACATGGCTGACGGCTCCGGCGGTTTCCGCTTCCCCTTGCATAACCTGAAGTCACGGCTCCGCGCGGACGAGATCGTAGTTGATCTATTCGCCGGCGGAGGCGGTGCCAGCCACGCGATGGAGACAGCGCTGGCCCGAGCGGTGGATATTGCGATCAACCACAACGCCTGGGCGGTGGGGCTGCATTCTGCCAATCATCCCTTTACCCGCCACCTGTGCCAGGACGTGTGGGAAGCGGACCCGCGCGTCGAGTGTGGTGGTCGGCCTGTAGGCGCACTACACGCCAGCCCGGACTGCACCCACTTCAGCCAGGCCAAGGGCGGTCAGCCACGCAGTCGAGCAACCCGCTCGCTGTCGTGGGTGGTACCGCGCTGGGCCGGCACTGTGCGTCCGCGCATCATCACGCTGGAGAACGTGAAGCAGATCCTGAAGTGGGGCCCGCTGATCGCCAAGCGCGATAAGGCCACCGGCCGCGTGATCAAGCTGAATGGCACAGTCGCCGCTGCCGGCGAGCGCGTCCCCTTGGAGCAGCAGTTCCTGATCCCGGACAAGAAGCGCCAGGGCAGCACCTGGCGCCGTTTCGTCGCCGTGCTGCGTGCGCTCGGGTACCAGGTGGAGTGGCGTGTGCTTCGGGCCTGCGACTACGGCGCCGGGACCACGCGGGAGCGGCTCTACATGATCGCCCGGTGCGACGGTGAGGCCATCACCTGGCCCGAACCGACCCATGGACCAGCCCGCGCTGAGCCGCACGTGTCGGCGGCATCAAGCATCGACTGGTCCATTCCGTGTCCCAGCATCTTCAGACGCAAGAAGCCGCTCGCGGCCGCGACGCAGGCGCGCATCGCCCGAGGCATCAAGCGTTTCGTGCTGGAAGCCGCCGAGCCTTTCATCGTCCACGCCACCCATGGCGGGGAACGCCGTCCGCACGAAATCGGGGAGCCGATGCCGACGATCACTGCGGCCAACCGTGGCGAGATGATGATCGTGTCGCCCACCATCGTGCAGTGCGCAAATGCTTCCGCCAACGGTGTCGCTTGCGGAGGCGATCCGCTGGGCACCATCACCGCTTGGCCGCGCGGCGGCTCACACGCGGTCGTTGCACCCGTACTTGTGCAATCCGGATACGGCGAGAGGACCGGCCAGGCACCTCGCAGCCTCGACATCGATAAGCCGCTGGGCACGGTAGTCGCAGGAGGCACCAAGCACGCGCTCGCAGCCGCCAGCTTGGTGAAGTTCCGGGGCACGAGCGATGGTGCGGACGCCGGCCACCCGATGCCGACCATCACCAGCGGCGCTGGCGCGGCGCGTCCAGCCGGTGCCGCCCATGCCATGGGGGTCATGGCGGCGTTTTTGGAGCAGGCCAACGGCGGGTTCTACCAGGGCGCCGGCAGTGCCGCCGATGAGCCCATGCCGACCATCTGTGCCAACGGGAGCCACCAACGCCTCGCAACCGCGCGCCTGGTGACGCTGCGCAGGAACCTGGACGGTCAGACTACGACTGAGCCGCTCAGCACCATCTGCGCGGGAGCAACTCACCATGGGGTGATCGAGTGCGTCCTGAGCCCTGAGCAGGAAGCCGGCGCACTGCGCGTTGCCGCGTTCCTGATGCGCTACTACGGCACGGGCGGACAGCACGGCGAACTGGACGAGCCGCTGGCGACCATCACCACGAAGGACCGGCTGGCGCTCGTCACGGTACATCTGAGCGGCGTTCCGTATGTGATCGTGGATATCGGGCTGCGCATGCTCAAGCCGCACGAGCTCTTCCGCGCCCAGGGGTTCCCGGCCAGCTACATCATCGATCGCACGCAGGACGGTCGACAGGTCAGCAACAGCCGGGCCGTTGCCATGGTTGGCAACAGCGTGAGCCCGCCTCCGCTGATCGCCATCCTGGAAGCGAACGTTGGCGCGGCCGTACAGCCACAGCTGGAGGCTGCCTGATGGACCCGACGCTGAGCGAGCGACACCACAGATACCGCGTCAGGGCTGGCAGAGCAAAGGCCGCGCTTTACGCCCGCGTCATCGAGAACAAGCGCTACACGATGCGCCAGATCGCCGACGAGCTGGGCGTGTCCAAGACCACCGCCGACAAGCGGGTGAAGCGCGGCCCCTATCCCCTCACTTGGGAATCGCTGCGTCTCGCGCGCCTTCCCGCCAACAGCAAGGACATGCAGGTATGAGCAACGACATCAAGACCCTGGCGGACGCGCAGCCCGGTGGGAGGGTGAGGCTAGGGGACGCCCTTCTGCCATGCCCGTTCTGCGGTGCACCCGCTGAACGCATCGACTTCGGTATCGGGTCGGGGGAAAACGAGGGCGGCTCGTGTATCGCGTGCACAGTCTGCCAGCACAGCGGACCCATCGAGTTTGGCTACAAGGAGAACTTCGTCTCCAACTGGAATCGTCGCGCCCTCTCCGCCCAGCCCTCCCCGGGTGGTCAGGGGGACGTGCGCGCGCAGTTTGAGGCGTGGCATCGCGAGAAGTTCAAGACTCGATGGCAAACGGGCGCTCCGACGCGCGACATGCACAACGGCGTATATGCGGACAACTACGGCCCAGCCGAGGAACAGGTGCGGTGGGAAGCATGGCAAGCCGCCCTCTCCGCCCAGCCCTCCCCGGGTGGTCAGGATGCATCCGACTATTGGCCGGAGGTTGATCGCATCTTGGTCGATGCCTATACGACGGGGAGCGAAGGCGACGAGTTCGACATGATCGCGGCAAGGAACGCGATCCGCGCCGCACTCGCCGCCCGCCAGCCGGTGGGGGAGCCCATGCGTAGCGACCTTTCAGGCTATGCCGTGACCGCATCGCAGGTGCGGCGCGGGTACGACGTGGAGTGCGGCCGCTGCGGCAAGTTCTGCGACGAAGGCCCGGGTCCGTGCCAACCGGTGGGGGAGCTGCATCTGCCTGCGGATGGGTTCTACAAGATCGTGTACGACGACGCCGAGGTGCCCGACGAGAGCTTCGCCCGCACTGGTGCACTCGACGCCGCGCGGCGCCGCTTCGAGCAGATCAGCGCCCGGTGGAACGCCCACCTGTTCGTGCGGTTCGCCCACAACACGAGTGACTGCACCGTGCCGAATGCGACGCCCGCGCAGGCCGTGGACCTGGGTCCGTCCCAACCCGTGCTCGCCGAGATTGCCCAGGAGAGAGCGCGGCAGGAAGCGAAATGGGGTCAGCAGAACCACGTCGACTGGACCCCCACGTCGGCCGCAACGGATCTTGCCGGAGCTTGGCCTGCTGGCGTGGGTGACCACTTCAAGTTCATCACGGATTACAAGGCGAGAGGGGCGGAGGGTCATCGCCTGGGTTACTTCGACATCCTCATGGAAGAGGTGGCTGAGGCGCACGACGAAGCCCGCGATGGCAACACAAAAGCCACTCGCGCCGAACTGGTGCAGGTTGCCGCAGTTGCCGTGGCGTGGATCGAGTGCATTGATCGGAGGCCGGCCCTGACCGGCAGCCAGGCGGTGCGCTCATGAAGGCTGCTCTGCGCGATGCGTCGTTCTACGCCTGCCCAAGTGGTCACGGGCACAACCCGCGCCCGCCCAAGTGGCACGCCATCGTAGACCGCCCCGGCAACAAGTGGGGGGCAGACCGTGGACCCGCTTGCGGTATCCCGTTCCACACTGAGGAGACCGAGGTTGCTGCCGAAACGATCACTGGCCGCCAGCGTTGCGGAAAACCGGCCTGCAAGGCTGCATTTGCTGCGTTCGACAGCCAGGCGGTGGGCAATGGCTAAGCCCGTCATCCGCACGTCCACATCCGCCCTGGTGCAGGTGACCGTGGAGGTTCGCACCGGCAGCTGGGGTGAGGGCTGCCAGCTGGACCAGGTATATCGGCAGGCATCGGCAAGTGCCCTTGGGAAACTGCAGCGTGCCTTGGAAAAGGAAGGCGTTCGCATCGTGGGCGTGGCGTCCATCAAGGCGATCACCACAGACACGGCGGTGCGCAATGGCTGAGCTGCGCCGATGGAAACTAGATCGATTGCTTGGCCCGCGCCAATCGCCACACCTTCTCCGAATCAAGCGCTACCCCTCGGATGTTGCGCGCGAACACCTCAACGTCTTCATCAAACTTCTGAGGCTGAGTCTTCATCCATTGATGGAGGGCACAACGCAGGGCACAAATATCGCCTGCGACACTTTCGTACCACGGAATGTCGTTGATGATGCTGTAGACAGTGTCGTGCTCCACGTCAATGAAGAAAACCGTCCTCTCCTGCGCGACCGTCAGCATGGCGGCACATTGAGCGAGCGCCTTGTTGACGTACTTGGGGAAACTAGCGCTGTGAGCCATAAGCTCTGTAACAGGGCGTGGATTCAACAGCGCGATGACCTTGCAGATCTGCTGATACTCCCAAGACGTTACTTTCCCGTCCTTGCCCCTGGGAACTTTTATCGCGGACCTGACGTGCACCTCCTGCATCGAGAGCAAGTCCGCAACAACCTCCGCAAAGACTCTGGTTTGACGCCTGCGCTGGCAACTCGCCACAAGCAGCGGAAGAACGCCTACAACGAATGCGACAAGCGCAGTCACTGCTGTCGCAACTGCGCTGATGAGGGCTGCGTCCCATCCCGTGTTCAAAGCCTTTCCGACTTCCACTACCACACTCATCCCTGTTCTCCAATGTCGGCTGGCCGGAATTCTGCCATATCACCCGAGCGCGTGAGGGTCTCCCATGGCTGACCAGCTGCTCACCGCTGCACCTGTCCGCAACGTCACCAGCGCGAAGTTTGTCGCCTCTCCAGGGGCCAGCGTCCTGACTGGACGGTTCCAGTGCCTCCTGTCCTGCGGCCACATCGTCATCCGCTCAGGAGAGCACGTGCGTGGCACCAGGTTCTCGCTACGCGCGCCCCAAAGCGCCTCCTGTGATCAATGCAAGAAGGAGCCCATGCATGGTTGAGCGAAAGCCGTATGGCCGCACTGGCGACGATATGGATCTGCCCGAGGGCAAGACCTGCGGCGACTGCGTGCACTGCCGACGCTGCACCGGCATGTTCGGCCACATCCCTGCAGACGAGAGGTGTGACTGGTCCCCATCCCGTTACCGCGAAGCTGACAGGAGCAACCCTTGAGCGCTAAGCGACAGCAGGTCATGGACGACGTTGACGACACCATGGGCCTGGAAGGCGCGGCAAGGATGCTGCGGCTCGGCCTGGAAGCGATGAAAGACCTGGTGGACAAGGGCGAGGTGCCAGCCGTGCGGCTGAACCAGAAACACACGGTCATGCTGCGTGAGGACCTGATCGACTTCCTGCGCTCGGAAGGGCGCAGGCAAGCTGCTGAGCGAAAGAAGTCGGCGATCGGCACCCAGCCTGCAGCCAATTCACCCGCACCTGGGCCGACAAGACGTGCAAGCAAGTCGCGTCGCACCAAGCTGCCCGACCTCCGCGCCTACGAGCAGGCCGATCACCAGAGCTGATCGGCCAAATCAGAAGCACGCAGGTTGGCATACCGTTTCAGCTGACGCGGATCGCGATGCCCAGTGATGCTCGCGATTTTGATGTCCGTCAGTGTGGTTTTTTCGTACAGTCGGCTCGTCGCTTCGTGACGAAGATCGTGAAAGCCTAGATCCGCGCATCCGGCCGCGACGAAGATGCGCTCGAACTGGCGCGACAACTTGCTCGATACTCGCCGCAGGGCCAGCGGGCTACGCTCGCCCGCCCAGAATGGGAATAGCCGGCCATCGTAGTCGCTCTCATACGCCGCAAGCTTCGCCAGCAGGACCGAAGTCATGGGCACCTGACGCTTGCTCCCGTTCTTTGTCTTGTCCAAGAAGATCGTGCGCCGCGCCACATCGAGCTGGCTGCGCTCTAGCGTGTAGATCTCCCGCATGCGCATGGCCGTTTCCAGCGCCATGTCGAACATCAGAATCAACGCCTCCCGCTGCGGCAGATCAAGTGGCCGCTGCCGCCCCGGCGGCTTTGCGCCGGCTAGGATCTCGCGGATGCGTTCTTCCTCACCAGGCTCCAGACGGCGATCACGCTCCTGGTCAGTTTTCGCTTCACCGTCGATGCGCTTCACAGCTACCTTGTCGTCGGCCGTGTACGTCGAATAGCCCCGTGGCAGAAGCCGCAGTGGATTCATTGGCAGCGCGCCGTGGGCAGCCAGCCAGTCCAGGGCGCGCGACAGGGCCCCCACGTAGTGCCGGATGGTGGAAGGCGCGAGGTTCTGCTCACGCTTCATGGCGGTGACCCACTCGGTCGCCCACGTAAAAGTCAGCTGCGGCAAGGTAATGCCGATTGGCAGCCGCGAGAGCAGGACGGGCAGCAGCTGCTCGTCATCGACCGAGATGTGCTGCGCGCTCCGATACTCGCTGACCTGGCTGCGTAGATCCTTCGCTGCTGCCTTGGTGTTGGCCAGCTCCTCCGGGACCACCCCACGGTCGAGCAGCGCCTCAAGGCGGCGCACATACTCGTCGCCCTCCGCCTCCGAGGCGAAGCTCAGATAGACAGGCTGGGGCAGCAGCCCTGCCCGCTTGATCGTGTACTGCCAGGAGTCGCCCCGGCGTCGCTTGGTTGCCAT